CGACACCGGCCGGTTCATATTCACCATCGACCTGGGCGACGCCAGCGTGACAGTGGAGGCCCGCCAGGAGCGCGAAGTCATCGACGTGGACCCAATGGCGTCGGTGCGCGCCACCCTGGCGCCGGCGGCTGCGGCGGACATCTTCGCTGACGCACCGGAGTTCTCATGAACCTGGATCACGTCGTCAAGTACCGGCCGCCTCCGACCGGCGCCAAGTTCATGCGCTCGGACGCCAAGGTGCGGATGATGATGGGCCCGGTGGGCTCGGGGAAGTCGACCGTCAGCATCATCGAGATCTTCCGCCGGTGCGCCCAGGCGCCGAAGTGCAAGGACGGGTTCCGCCGATCGCGCTGGGTGATCATCCGCAATACGCTGCCGCAGCTCAAGACCACCACGAAGAAGTCGTGGGACCAGTGGTTCCCGGACGGGGTGGCCGGCACCTGGAAGGAGTCGGAGAAGACGTTCCACCTGAACGTGGGCGACATCCGGGCCGAGGTGCTGTTCTTGCCGCTCGACAGCGTGGAGGATACCCAGCGGCTGCTGTCACTGGAGCTCACCGGCGCGTTCATCAACGAAGCCCGCGAAGTGGAGCCGGCGATCATCCAGGCGGTGTTCTCGCGCCTCGGCCGCTACCCTTCGACGGCGATGCTGCCCATCGACGAGCTAACAGGTAAGCCGGTCAAGTACTGGTACGGCCTGGTCATGGATACCAACCCGCCGAGCAAGGACTCGTTCCTCTACGAGCAATTCGAGGAACTGCAACCGGAAGGGTGGGAGATCTACAAGCAGCCGTCTGGTCTCGACGAGCACGCGGAGAACCGCGAGAACCTGCCCGAGACCTACTACGAAGACATGATGAACGGCGCCACCGAGGACTGGATCGACGTCCACGTCCACGGCAAGTACGGCCGTTCTGTGGCGGGTCGGCCGGTGTACGAGAAGAGCTTCAAGCGGGAGTTCCACGTCGCCAGCGAGCCGCTGATCCCGATGAACTCGAGCGCCCACACAGTGCTGATCGGGATGGACTTCGGGCGCACGCCGGCGGCGGTGATGGGGCAGCGGGACTGGCGCGGGCGACTCAACGCGCTCGACGCCCTGTACGTTGAGAACATCGGCCTGGACAACTTCCTCAAGCTGCACCTCAAGCCGCTGCTCAACGAGCGCTTCCCGCACTGCAAGTACCTGGTGGTCGGTGACCCGGCTGGCTGGGCCAAGAGTCAGCTGTCCGAGAAGAACGCCTACGACGTGCTGAAGGAGCACGGGTTCGCCGCGGTGCCGGCGCCAACCAACGACGTCGACAAGCGGCTCCAGGCCGTCGAGTCACTGCTCGGCCAGCAGGTGGACGGCGGGCCGATGTGGCGGTTCGCGCCGGAGACCACGTCGAAGGGCATGAAAAAGCTGATCGCTGGCTTCGACGGCGGGTACCGGTACAAGCGGCGCACCGACGGCACCTACGAGGTAACCCCGCAGAAGAACAGCTTCTCGCATTTGGCCGACGCCGCGCAGTACCTGGCGTTGGGGGTGAACCTGGAAGCCTCTGCGGCGTCCGTGAAAGCCCGCCCTGTGGAGCCTGTGCGCCACGTCTGGGCCTGAACGAGCTAACGTGTTAGCTCCTTGCGGAGCCGCGCGTAAGCTGGTATAAGCGAGCGAACTCCACCGCTCGCCACGACCACCCATGGACTTCGCCCCCTCGCAACCCGCACCCCAAGGCGCCGGCCTGCGTGTCCCCTCGGTGGGCGGGATCATGTCGATCCGTTCCCTGGCCCAGCTCCAGCAGGAGGAGCGGCGCGCCGCCGAGCTCGTCAACGCCAAGCCGTACATCACCAACCTGGCCGCGCACATCCGGACCCAGTGGGCCGCGATGAAGACCGCCAAGCTACAGACGGTGGAGCCGCGCCTCCTGCAGTGCCTGCGCCAGCGCCGCGGTGAGTACGACCCCGACAAGGCGGCGCTGATCAAGGAGCAGGGCGGGGCGGACGTCTACATGATGCTGTCGTCCAACAAGGCCAGGGCGGCCTCGAGCTGGATCCGCGACGTCGTGAGCGGGCGCGGTACCGAGCGCCCCTGGTCGGCGAACCCCACGCCGATTCCGGACCTGCCGCCGGATCGCAAGCAGATGGCCTACCAGGAAATGGCCATGGAGGTGCAGCAGGCGCTGGCCGTCGGCCTCAACCCGTCACCGAGCGAAGTCCGCCAGTATATGGCGGCGCGCAAGGAGATGATGCTCGATGAGCTGCGTGAGGAGGCCAAAGCCAGCGCCGAGCGGATGGCGGCCAAGATGGAGGACCAGCACGCCGAGGGCGGGTTCTTCCACGAGTTCGACAAGTTCATCGACGACCTGGTCACGTTCCCGTTCGCGGTGATGAAGGGCCCGGTCGTCAAGCGGCGCAAGGCGTTTCAGTGGGCACAGGGCGCCGACGGCCAGTGGGCGCTGCAGCTGCAGGATGAGATCCTGCCGACCTGGGAGCGCGTCGATCCGTTTATGCTGTACTGGTCCGCCCAGGGCACGCGCCCGGACGACTGCGACCTGATCGAGCGGCACCGGCTCACCCGGGCCAGCCTACAGACGCTGATCGGCGTCGAAGGGTACAACGAGGGCGCCATCCGCGCGGTGCTCGACGCCTACGGCCGACACGGCCTGCAGGACTGGCTGTGGGTGGACGCCGCCAAGGCCACCGCCGAGGGCAAGAGCCTCTCCGCTGCCATGCAGAACCCGGACGGCCTCATCGACGCGCTGCAGTTCTGGGGCTCGGTGCAGGGGAAGCTGCTGATCGACTGGGGCATCGACCCCGAGGAGATCGAAGACCCGGACATGGATTACCAGGTCGAAGCATGGTTGATCGGCAGCTGGGTCATCAAGGCGGTGATCAACCCGGACCCGCTAGGCCGCAAACCGTACTTCAAGACGTCGTACGAAGAGATCCCCGGCGCCTGGATGGGCAACGGCGTGATGGACCTGGTGCGGGACTGCCAGAACGTGTGCAACGCCGCGGCCCGGGCCCTGGTGAGCAACATGGGCATCGCCTCGGGCCCGCAGGTCTACGTGAACGTCGATCGGCTGCCGGACGGCGAGAAAATCACCCAGATGTACCCGTGGAAGATCTGGCAGGTGCGCAGCGACCCGATGGGCTCGACCGCGCCGCCGGTGGACTTCTTCCAACCCGCGTCGCTCGCCGCCGAGCTGATGGGGATCTACGAGAAGTTCTCGGTGCTCGCCGACGAGTACAGCGGCGTGCCGCGCTACATGACCGGGGACTCGCCCACCGGCGGCGCCGGGCGGACGGCCAGTGGCATGAACATGCTGATGAACAACGCCGGCAAGGCCATCAAGCAGGTCATCGCCAACATCGACCGCTACGTCCTCGAGCCGCTCATCGAGCGCCAGTGGTTCCATAACATGCGCTTCGTGGACGACCCCGAGCTGAAGGGCGACGTCAAGGTCACTGCGATGGGCGCCCGCTCGCTCATCGTCAAGGAAGCCGCCGCGCAGCGCCGCAACGAGCTCCTGCAGATGGCCCTGGGCAACCCGATCGCGCAGCAGATCATGGGCATGGACGGCACCGCGCACCTCCTGCGAGAACAGGTCGCCGGCCTCGACATGAACGCCGACCGGATCGTCCCGAACCCCACGGTCGTGAAAGCTCGGGCGCTGGTCGCCCAGGCCCAGCAGATGATGGCGATGGCTCAGGGAGGCGGGATGCCCCCGGCGGAGGCCCCGACAGGCGGGGCCCGGCAACGCGCCGCGGAGCCGGTGTCGAACCCGAACCAGAACCTGGCCACCGGCGCACCGGTGAATGACCAGTTCTCCCCGATGAGGCAAGCATGAAGCAGAAGCAGGCCGCCGCGGCCATCGTCGCCGTGCTGTTCACCAGCCGCGACCAAGCCCACCGGGCGCACCTCCTGACAAAGAGCTCCGCGCAGCACATCGCGCTGGGTGAGTTCTACGACGCCGTGGTCGATCTGGCCGACTCCCTGGCCGAGGTCACGATGGGCACCTACGGCGCGTTCACCGAGATCCCGGTCGAGCCGCCGGCGCGCGGCGCCATCGACGCGGCCCTCGAAGCTCACCTGAACAAGATCGAAGACCTGCGGGCGGCGTTCGGCGGCAAGGCCTGCGATCGCCCGATCGAGAACCTCCTCGACGAGGTCGGCGCCCTGTTCGCGCAGACGCTCTACAAACTCCGCAACCTGAGCTGAAAGGACACACCAGCATGGCAGGAAAACTCGCAGAAGCGTTGGTACGGGCCGGGGTTCTGGCCGCCGACGCGTACGACATCGAAGAAGAGCTGGGGCTCCGCAAGGACAACTCCGTCAACCTGACTGCAACCCTCTCGGATGGGGGGAGTGCAAAAAATCAAGCAACCCTGGTTGGGATTGATGTCGCTGCATCGGCAACGACTGGGCATCGCACGTCTGATGCTGTG